TTCAAGATGCTGGTGATTATAATGATCAAGCAAACGTTCCTTATAGATTTCTACCATGTATGATATCTGGACTTGCATATTATCTAGGACAAAAATTTTCCCCAGATAGAGTTCAAGGATTAAAACTAATATATGAGGATGAGTTACAAAGAGCTTTAGAAGAAGACTCTCAAAGAACAAGCTCTTATATTTCACCTTATTCTTACTTTGGAGATGGAATTTAATGGCATTTGCAAGAGGTAAAAGATCATTATCTATTTCTGATAGATCAGGAATGCAATTTCCATACGTGGAAATGAAGAGAGAATGGAATGGTTCTTTTGTTCATTATACTGAATACGAACCAAAACATCCTCAATTAGATCCAAGACATCATAAAGCAGATCCACAAGGACTTAAAAATGCTAGATCAGATACTGTGCCTGGTGGTGGTTGTCTTGTATTATTAGACTTATATTTTTGGCCTGGACAATACACAGCTATTGGAATGGAACCAGGTATAAGTGGAGATATTATTAATTCAAGAAGATCAGCTTACTCAAATGTAGGTGATGTAACTATTAATATAACATAAAATGACATACGCAGAATTAGTACAAAAAATTAGAGATTATACAGAAGTAGATTCAGGAGTTTTAACAGCTACTATTGTTAATGGATTTATTAGAGATTCTGAATTTAAAATATTTAGAGAAACAGATGCAGACTATTCTAGAGAATATGCTACTTCTACATTTACAGCTAATAATAAATATTTAGTTTTACCAAATTCATCAGGATCTTCAGGAAGTAATACATCTAGAAGAGCTTTAATTGTACGATCTGTTGTTGCAACAAATAGCTCAAATATTCAAGTTTCTTTAGAACCTAGAGATGATACATTTATTACTGAATATAATGCAGCAGGTATTACAGGATTTCCGAAATATTATGCAACTTTTAGAGAAGATGCTATTGAAGTAGCCCCTACTCCAAATGCAGCCTATATAGTCACTTTAGATTATGTTTATACACCAGATGGTTTAAGTCCCACAAATACAACAACTTATATAAGTTTAAATGCACCAGAGCTATTATTATATGCTTGTTTAGTAGAAGCCTTTGCATATTTAAAAGGACCTATGGATATGTACAAACTCTATCAAGACAAGTATAATACAGCATTACAAGGATTTGCGTTAGAACAAACAGGTAGAAGACGCAGAGACGAGTTTCAAGATGGTGTGTTACGAATTAAAATTAATTCACCATCACCATAATAACTATAAGGAGTACAATATATGGCAATAACACAAGCAGTGTGCAACACATTTAAATCAGAACTTTTGGGTGCAGTACACGATTTCGACAGCGGTTCAGGACAAGTTTTTAAATTAGCAATGTATTCATCAGCTGCAACATTAGATGCAAGTACAACAGTTTACACATCTACTAATGAAGTTGGTAATACAGGACAATATTCTGCAGGTGGAGGAGTTTTAGCTTCTCAACAAGTATCATTAGATGGTTCCGTAGCAATTATTGATTTCGCAGATTTATCTTTTACAGGAGTAACCCTTACTGCAAGAGGAGCGGTGATTTATAATACATCAGCTTCTAATGCAGCGGTTTGCGTATTAGATTTTGGTAGTGATAAAACTGCAACGTCTGGAACATTTACAATTCAATTCCCAGCATTTACATCAGCAGCAGCTATATTAAGAATCGCATAATTTAGGAGGGCCAGGTGGCAGATATTACAGTTTTAGTAACGTCACCTGGTACACCTACAACGTGGGGATATGATGCCTTTGGCAATTATTCTTATGGAGAAATATCAGGATTAATTTTAAATTCTGGAACAACACAAATTGAAATAAGCGTTGATCAATTACTTTCTTCTAATCTATTAAATACAACAGTCAATTCAGTAACTTTAAGAATTGATAATGAAGTTTTACTTTCTTCTAATCTATTAAACTCTACAGTTAATTCAGTTTTTGCTGGAGAAAATGTTATTGTAGAAGTAACTACTCCAGGAACAAATACAACATGGGGTTATGATGGATATGGAGAAAATGCTTGGGGACAGATAACAGGTCTAGATACAAATATTGATGATGTAAGTATTGCATTAGGTATTCAACAAGATCTTACAGGGCAGCAATTAAATTCAACAGTTAATACAGTTACACTTTCAGGTGATGCTAGTTTAAATTTATCTACAAATTTATTACAAATAAGTTTAGGTAATGAAGAAGTTGCTGGAGAAGTTACTCTTACTTTATCTACAAATATATTAAATACCACTATTGGAGCCTACTCAATTACAGCAGATGGTAATACATCTGAAATCGTAGTTGGGGATTCCATGAATTCTACAGTTAATTCTATATTTATAGATATAGCAGTAGAAGTGTTTATTTCTTCTAATTTATTAAACATTAGTTTAGGTGATGAAAGTATTGTAGGAAATGCTATTGTTGATACTTCTACAAATTTATTAAATTTAACAATCAATTCTGTAGACACTTCAGCAAATGCTGATGTAAATGTTTTTACAAATATTATAACTTCGAATGTTGGAAATTTAACAATTAATGCAGATGCTAATTTAACTTTATCGTCAAATTTATTAACTATATCTTTAGGGGACGAATCTGCCTTTACAGATGTAGATGTTGTAATAATTGGACAATCTTCAAGTATTACTACTGGAATATTAACTGTAACAGCTAATGCTAACACAAATGTGACAGGCTTAAATATGACCATTTCTACAGGTCGTTTATTTGTTAGTGCTTGGGCAGTTATTGATATAGGGGTAACTAATAATTGGAGTGTGGTTGACATAGCAGCGTAATGAAACTAAAATTGATTATTATTACATATTTTATATAAAATTTATGGCATCAACCTTTTCTACAGATCTTAAACTTGAGTTAATGGTAACGGGTGAAAACTCGGGTACTTGGGGAGATAAAACTAATACAAATTTAAACTTATTACAACAAGCTATTGCTGGTTATCAATCAATTGCTCTTACATCTACAAATACAACATTAGCAATGTCTAATGCAACTATTTCTGATGCTAGAAATGCTGTTATTAAATTTACAGGAACAATAGCTGCTAACACTACTGTTTTTGTAGATTCAGGAATTGAAAAAACATACATTATAGAAAACGGTACATCTGGTGCTTTTACACTTGCTTTAAATCAAGTAGGTGGAAACTCTGTTATATTTGGAGCAACTGATAAAACTTCTAAAATAGTTTATTTAGACGGAACAAATGCAAATGACTTAGGGGTTGTAAATCTTACAGCACCACAAACATTAACTAATAAAACTTTAACTACACCTACATTAACTTCTCCAATTATTGATGTAATTGATGATAGTAATGGTAATGAAGAAATTAAATTTACAGCGACTGCTTCAGCAGTAAATGAATTAACTGTTGCTAACGCCGCAACAGGCAATGCTCCTGAGATATCTTCAACAGGAGATGATACAAATATTGATATTAAAATAACTCCAAAAGGAACTGGTAAAGTAGTTTTAGATGGAATTAAATATCCAAATGCTGATGGATCATCTGGACAAGTTTTATCTACAGATGGATCTGGTAATTTATCTTTTACAACTATTGAATCAAGTCCAGCAAATTTACAATCTGCATTTGTTTTATCTACAGGCAAATCAACAACAATTAGAAATGCAGTGTCCATATCTCCAGCTACAGGAGAAATAGGGTCTTACCCAGTATTAAATACTTTTCCTGATTCTACAATTAATACAATAACAACAACAAATACTTCTATATTTAGAAGTTTAGATGGTACTCATGCGATGTTACTTACATCTTCTGATGTTACAGCAGGAAAAGCATGGTACACTGGAATATATACACCTCATACAGGAACTCCTGTAATAGGTAATACAAGTGTTTCTTTTGCTATATCTTCTGTAGGACAACAAGATAATAAAAGTATTCAATTTTTAACTGCTAAGCCTTTCGGATCTAATTTGTTTGTAGTTTGTAATGCTGGACTTAGTAATAGAAATGAACTTGGACAAAGTTCAGGCGGTGTTAATGTACAAATAGCTCGCGTAAATACAAGTGGACTTTTAACAACAGGAAATGCACTTGATCTTAGTGGTTTTCCTTTTCGTTTAGAGGGTGCAGGTGCTGCATTAATAAATGATAGTATACTAGCTGTAACTTCAGGTGCTGGGAGTGATGGTGTTACTGTTAATAGATGGGTTGTAAAG